TGTGCTCGACTCGATTGCTTGAGAGTAATCGTTAATGCTTCGATTGGCTTCCCACTGCGTAGCGCCGAGAATCTTTTGCTTGCCGATAACCATGATGCCGCACTTGGCGTCTGAGCCTGTGCTATCAAGGGTGACAGTTAAAGTCTCGCCAATGTATGGTGGAATATCCGAGAAAACCACATCTGCGACACGCACCGGAGACTCAAAAAACCAATCGTACCAGCCCAAGACGCCATGCCTGATAAGGCTCTTGGTTTCGGTGTAGCCGGTAGTGCCTTGCAGGATTGTTGCGCTTGCCGCATTAACATTCAAGAGTGCTACAGAATTGACTCCGGTGGTCGGCGTAAATTCAACTTCAATTGTATCCGCAAATACGGTTTGTGTTTGATATTCAGGGTCGAACATTTTCCAAGCGTTCGTGTAGCCAGTCAGTTCCCAATAAAGCGCCCCGTTTGCGTCTGTGGGGTCATAATTGGTATTGGTACCTACATGAATTGACTTGTAAATCCCGTGGGTTGCAACGTCGGCACCATTTGTGGTGGTGGTCACCATACAGGTTTGACCAGTAGAAAAATTGGTCGCTGGCAGCCACTCAGTCGCATCGGCTTCTGTCACGTTATTTGACGTAACCAAAGCGTCAACAATAGTAATTGGTCGGATTAACTTAAAATCAGATGCAGCCATTACACGATCACCGTAAAGTTAGAGCCAGCCCACCGATCAAGAATTTCAAACGTGCGCCGATTGTACACTTTCTGTTCCTGCATTTCTCGCTTGAGCTGGCCCATTTCTTCTGCGATGCGCCGGTTGTTGATAGTGTCAGTATTTCGCTCTGCGACGCTGGTTACTTTTTCGCCCCTGTGCAGCATAGCAGGGCCATCGAATGCGACGTAATCCACGCCGTTGGCGAATGAACCATTCAGCGAAATAGAAGGGTTAACTTGAGGAAGGTTGTTTGACTGCGGCCCCATAGCCCCGACATAGGAATTGTCTGGCGTGTTATTTATCAAGGAATCTCGGATTGATTGCTGGAATGTTGAGACCACTGGAGTCCAGAAGTCATAGTCAACCGCAGCAGGTTTTGTCACTGCCTGAATTCGAGCAGCACCGCGAGCAATCACTGCATTGATCTCGGACTCCATCAAGCCGGTGAAATCTGAAATATGTTCAGCAGTAAGCCCGCGCTCGGCGTATTTCTGGAAAGCCTCGTATGCTTTTTCTACAGAGTCCAGCTCAGACAACCCGCTATTGTACGCCGCCAGCACTGACTCGCTGGCGCTCTTTCTTGCTTGCTCCATGTTGGTCAGTTCAGCAGAGGAAGTTTTTGCAGTCTCCGAAATCTCAGCGACAGAATCAGTGAGCAGCTTCATCACCTCCTCGGCGCTCCCGGCAGATTGCACAGCTTTCAGCAGCTCGGCATCGAGGCCGGTAATATGGTCCGCAAACTGCGTCATGTAGAGGTCAGTCATGGCGGCAATGTCAGCGGCAGTCGTCATCCCGCCAGTGCCGAGGAACGTGCCAGAGGTGCCCGCTGTACCTTCTTGACCTACCCCTGCAAGCGTTGCCATGCTCAGGTCTACCACACCACCCAACTTCTTTACCAACTCAGCACCAGCAGCATCGAGCTGGCGGAATACCTCAATTTGTGCCGTGGCCGCTTCTTGAGATGCCCCGCGTGCAATTCCTGTTGCTTGAAAGCCTGAAGCAAACGGATCCACCGCAAATGTGCTGCCCTGCGCCCCTGCGGTCGGAGCCGTAAGGAATCCTGAGAATGATCGCTGGTAATTATCCGGGTCTTTAAAGAAATCATTCTTGGCGGCATATGCCAGCGCCAGCGCCGCCGCGATTGCGATTGTAGCCGGGTTTGTGGCAAGTGCAGCGATTGACGCCATCGAGCCAGCGCCCGCAGCAGCCGCCGCAGTAGGTGGCCCCATAGTGCCCGCAGCGATGCCTGTGGCTGTGCCAGCAGCACCGGCAACAAACTGCCCAGCGCCAGCAGCAGCGCCAGCCAATGTTACGCCTCCAGCACTGCCAGTCGCAGATGATATTAAACTGCCTGCGGGGTTTGCAGGAGCTGCGCCAAAGGATGGCATGGTAAACCCACTCATCCCACCGCCAGTGAACAAAGTCATCAGCCCGCTTGCGGCCCACTCAGCGACCATCCGCTTGACGGTCTTCTCAAACGCTTTTGCGATGTTGTCGAAAGCATTGCCACCATTTTCCATGATGTCAACGAACGCATCAGAGAGGTATTCGTGAGTGGCTTCCCATGATTTCTTTGCAGCTTCTGCCGCATCCGCTGCGGCTTTGCCAGTGGTGGCGCTGGACTCTGCGAGGTCGTAATTGATCGCGGTCAATTCGGCAAGTCGCGCTATTTGCTCCGGAGCCGTTCCCTTGCTGTATTCTTCGGTCACAACATTAAAAATTGCCTGCGCCCGAGCCGTCATGCCCAGTGCAATGTTTTCGTTTTCCAGTGCTACGATTGAATCCTGTACCGCCTGTTCTGCTTTGGCTTGTTCTTCTGTAGCTTGCTTTTGCTCTTTCAAATACTCCTTGATTGAGTCATTCCACTGCTTCAGAGAGTCTTTAGCGTCATCTTGAGATTCTTTCAGGTCATAATTTTGTGCAGCCAGAGTCGCAATTTTTGCTATAGCATCGGGCGCAGCACCATTAGCCAGAGCTTTCAAGGTGGCATTAAAGATTGCCTGCGCCCGGTCTGTCATTTGCAGCGCGAGCTGTTCGTTTTTCAGTGCGTCAATTTGAAGCAGGGTTTTTTCGTTAAAATTTTCTATTGCACCTGTACCAGCATCAGTTGCATTACGCGCCGCGATAGCGTCTCTAGCTCTCTGCGCTGCCTCTTGCCTGCCATTCTCGATCATGCCGGACAGAGCGCCGCCAGCCTCGACATATTCGCGCAGTGATTGCGTTGCCGCATCAATTTTTGCGACAACATCGGCAAATTCTTCGCCCGCTAAATGAATCCCGTTTTGAGCAAGGAAAGTCGCAGTCTCTACCTCTTGTGCGGCCTTGTTGTGATCTATGTACGCATCAACAAGTTTATAAACGGCATAAGATGCGACTACAGCAATGCCTACCCATCCTCCTGCCAATGCTATTGCAGAGGCCAATATTCCAGTCGTTGCTGTAGCTGATACCGCTACTGCTTCATATCGAGCGAGCGCCGCAGTATGCGCGTTTACAGCAACAGTCGCGGCTACCTCAGCCGATCTAACAGCCCCAAGGCTTGCTGCGCTACCAAGTGCCCCTGCAACTCTAGCTTGAGAAGATGCAACTTGCGCCGCAGTAGATGCGACGTTTGCAGCAGTAAGATCAATCTCTGCTCTTAGCTGTAAAATTGTTGCCGTAGTTTGAGCAGCAGTAGCAGCAGTTTTTTCCACCATTGCTATTTTTGCAGCAACCATTGACCCTAGAAAATTTCCAGCATAAAGCACCGCCATTGCTTGCGTGACAGTAAGCACTGCGTCGAGATTTTCAGTAAGCATAATCAATGCCGCGCCAGCCGCCTCGGTTGCGCTGGTAACCGCCTCAGAGGAACCCACAAACTCCAGCGCGTTGTTCTTAGCAATCTGCGTTGCCTGCCCGAACGTCATCATTGACTTGCCGAAGTCCTCGGCAATCGAATCAGACGCCTGTTGCAGCGCGGTAACGACGATCTCCGCAGTAATCCCGCCCTCTGCCGCGAATGCTCGCAGATCGCCTGTGGTCATGTTCAGGCTTTTTGCAATCGCTTGCATGATACCCGGCGCTTGTTCAGCAACCGAGTTAAATTCATCGCCGCGCAGTGCCCCAGCCGCCAAGCCTTGACTCAACTGTGTGATGGCAGCAGCAGCCTCGGTTGCTGTAGCGCCTGAAACAGCGAAAGACTTATTGATTGTTTCTGTAATGTCGACAAGCTCAGCCTGCGACAGCCCCATCTCAGACGTTGCACGGGTCAGCCGTGAATACAGGTTTGCAGTTGACTCAAAAGAAGAGCGCGTTTCGTTGGAAACGCCCATCAAAATCTTTTGAGTATTGGCGAGATCCGCTGTGCTGGTGGTAACAAGCCGAAGCTGGTTTTCAGCAGACTTCCACGCATCTGACGCTTGAATAATCTCGCGAATTGAAATCGACGCGCCCAACGCCGTAAAAGCACCGATTGCCATGCGAGCTGCGCCCGCAAGACTTTCGGTGGATTTGGTTAATTTCTGGGAGGATTTGTCAGTGTTTCCGCCAGCTTCTGAAAGCTGGTCCAGAGACTTAGAAGCCTTATCGACTTCAGTGGAGTTGACTTTAATAATTAGAGTTGCTTCAGTCACTTTTGGCTCTCCACTGGTTTTCAACTATCTGGATAATCTTGCGCTCTTTCATGTTGAGCCGGTTACCTGTCAGCCATTGCCAATCTTGCATTGACCGTGAATTGACAGAACCTTGAGCGCCTTGATCTGATCGCATTTCAAGCCACCAGCCCCAGAGATATTGCGCGTCGCTTCTAAGGGGCTTTCGGCCTGAAAACATTTCATGCGGTTTGCGGGTTTTTGCTTCAAGGCTTATCAGGTGCTGCCGAAGCGTAGCGCCATCACCTTGCGGCTCACTTAATGCTCGCTCTGACTTCACCCACCGAACAAGGTCGGCTGTCAGAGCTTGATAAAATTTTCCAGCGAATTGCTTTTCTGCAAGATTTGATCGGCAATCATCTGGTTAGTAAGACACAGCTTTTTTGCATTATCCGGCGTGTATTCTTCTTTGATTCCACGCCAGCCTACTAACCGGACAGCAGCCAATTCTTTGCCTATCTTTACGGCATCGAACTCGTATTCCTTGCCGGTTGCTTCTGTTGCTATCTTTCGCGCCCGTTCTGCCGCCATGATGCTGGCGGTCTCAATCGCTACTTTCTCGGATTCAGAGCCAAGCACTTGCAGGAATACTCCAGAGCTTTTGCCGTTGTTGAATTTATATTCAAATTCAAAAGGAGTATCGCCAGCAGTCACCGCATTCAGATCATCTAGTGAAATCATTTTTATTGCCTCAATTTGCCGTGTGTGTGCTCTTTCCCGCCTTCCCCACGGCAAAGTGAGGTCGGCGGGCAGGGTGCGCGTTTTTAAGCTGCGGAATCCTGACAGCTTAGAATAGTTTTCTCGGAGCTTATACCTGTGCCTCCGACAGCATTGTACTCTCCGACGAAAGTGTAGGAACGAATAATTGCTTTCTCGCCATCATCCGCTGCGTCGCCAGTAATCTTTACCAGCGGGATTGTGAACGCAACAAAGTCGCTGGTTCCGGTATTGTCTGCCGTCAAAACAACGCTGATAGAAAGATCAGTTTCGTTGTCATAAAGAGTTTGCAGGGTAACCGAGTCAAACTGAGCGGTGAACGTGCCGCTGACCATGATGCGGCCAGTGGTTACATCTTGCCCGAAGTTTGAGCCAATTACTGCCCCGGCATTTTCAGCAGAGTTTGAGATGCTGAAATTTATGCCGGTAGCAACGGTCTGCTTCGTGCCGTTAATCAGGATCACACCGTTCGTGGCGTTCATGATGCCGGTGGTGGTTGCCGTTGGAGTTGTCAGCACCTGAGAGCTGCCAAGCGTTCGCGACAAGCCCACTGCATTGATTGAGATCGTTGCATTGCCGGTAGCTGGAAGACTCACATCAACCTGACCAATTCGGCAATCCTTGAACGTCTCTGATCGAACGAGGTCTGAATAAAATTCCTCGAACGTGTAGTAGTCTTTTGTGTGGCCTGTGCTTGGCGCAAAAGTCTTTTTGCCAGTTACCGTCAGCGTAGTAGTGGTCGAAGCGCCAGCGGTCACCGCAGCATTATCAAGCGCAATGAAGGTGATGGTCAGAGCCACAACAGCGGTTATCAGGAAGTTGCGGGTATTGTTTGCAGCAACGGAACCGCCAGAAGCACGAACAACATCACCAATCTTGAACCCGTCAGTAAGGAATGAGCCTGTTGCCCGCGCTACGGTCCAAGCGCCAGTTGTGCCACCATACGTCAGAGACAACGCCGTAGAATTTACGCCAGTAGCAAAATCCTTTTCCAGAATCGAGCCGATCAGAGCCGAATAAGTGGAAGCAGAAAGCTCGCCGTTGATTGCACCAACTGCGCGGTGTAGGCCGATAGATGCTCCTGTAGATTGGTGGTGAGTCTGAATCTCGTTCGATTCAAACGTGTCTACCGGAGAGGTGAAAATACTGGTTACCCGGCGCAATTCCGAGCCGCCTGAGCCGGTAGACCCGCTACCCAAAGCGGTCTGTTTTTTGAATGAGCTTACTTTTAAAATCCCACTAGCTATAGCCATGATTTAATCCTCAAAAAAGTTGTGCAAAGAAGCGAATGCGAACAGGTAGAACGTATCGCCCACCTTGATTCCTACCCGCCATAATTTCCGGCGTTCGATCAATTACAACAGAAATTCCACCGCTTGAAAACGTAGCGCCCCTAATAAACGTGGACCGCAACAGCTCTGCTCTTGTATAAGCCGCCGAAGGGCCAGATTGTTCCGGGTAATTCAGATC